CGATCACCTACTTTGTACTTCATTGTCGTGCTCTCCTTGTATGTGCTACTAGATTCTGTGACCACGAAAGTTAGGAGGATAATAGTCACGAGTTATCGTGCGCATATCCTCTTCCTCACATTGATCGCACCAGTCCTCACCTCTGTCGTAAACGTATGCTCCATCAGATTGTCGAGTATAATCACGCGACAAATCTTCAGCATCTACGTCTCGCTCGAACAGTCTGTCACACTCAGAACATACTACGTTGACAGTGAGTTTCATCGTGACTCTCCTTGTCTCTGCGCTTTGAGCCTGTGTAAATACTCGCGTTCCGCTTTTGCTTGTGCAATTGTGAGTCTTGGTTCCTTTGGAAGCTCTTGTCTATGACCACAATGAGGACATATTGCGGTTACATCAAAAGCTAAGTATGGGCTGTCCATGTCTGTAGTAGGTGATAATTCGAGTGCAGGAAAGCCCATTGGCATAGTACATTTATCACAGATAATAGGCGTATTCTCTTGTTGCTCAGCCATCATTGTGATTCTCCTTTGTGTGTGTGTGTGTTAGCGTCGCGTGCGTCGCTTGCTTCTACCTGTCGCCTTTCTATGATTGCGCTTGCAACACGCCGAACATATCTGATGGCGTGTCGGTGTCACAATCATTGTGCGTCCACATTCCTCGCACTTGCGCTCGTAGCTCTTCATGTTTGTTCGCTCCTTATATGTGTGTGTTTGTTGACAACCGATAGAGCATACAATAGGAGTGTATGACCTATCGGTTATCAAGAAACTTCCAAGGTTATCGTATAATAGGTGCATTGTGGAGTGCTATCTGTGATACTGAACAATCAGTTGCTATCGCATAACTCTAGTTTGTGTCCAATTGAGTGCGTCTGTACTTTTCTACATGAAAATTGAAAGTGGTTAGTGATTTGTAATGAGAATCGACTGATTTGATTTGTTTATTACATATTATATCGCGTAATTCCAGAGGCGGGTAGTTTGAATAATATAGTAACCTAGATTTACTGATTATTAACTTCCACATTATCCTTACTGGCACGACCTACAGAAGAGAGATATAATATATAATAACAATAATAATAATAATAATAATTATTACTGCTATTCTTTATCTTCTCTCTTTCAATTCAGCAAAAGCAATTTCAAAAGGGTTTTCAATGAAAAACGCTCTTATAGTGCTGTGCCTGAAGACCCACGATTCTAGTGGTCTGCTGTATTCCCGTGTCGCCTATTGTTGGTGTCAGTATTGTGTCACCATAATTGTAGTAGGGTGTTGCCATTGCATAAAAAAGACCCCTAGCTCTATGCTAGGGGTTTGGTAGTACAATTGTGTTGCCGGTCTCTAGGACATGGTGTACCTATCACACCCGCAATGTGGACAACTTGGCCTTGCCAGATACCGTTTGCGCCCCTGGCTAGGCAATACATCGGTATCACCGAATCGTTGTCCACAACCCGAGCATACCAAATGTCCAGACATTCGACCTGGTATCGCCCATAGGCTATGATTGACATGTTGGGCAAGCTTGCTAGTCAGATAGGCTAGGATCGATCCGAGTATCACTCTATCATATGCGCCTTGCATATAGTCCAACATTGCCGACCTATGGGCAAGGCGTAGAGCACTAGTCTTGTCAATCGTCATAAACTCTCCAGACATGAGCAAAGGCACTAGGGGGTATCCTAGTGCCTTTGTGGTGGTCGGTAGTGCCGGACGGACTACATCAGCTTGATGTCACCGGCAAAGGTCGCATCATCGTCGGACTCGGCAATTGCCTCCAGTAGATGCTCATTAGCCCAGGCTTCGGCAACACCGTCACCATCCAGGATGGCGGTATCGACCACAACTTGCCAAAGGCGTACGCTATCCGTCTGCAATGCCGACTCGGCACGCTCTTGTGCAATACGATCCGTATAGGTCTGGATGTCGATGGTGCTATAAAACACCTTGCCGTCAAGCTTGCCGCATCGTATGCCGTTATCCTTGGCAAACGTGGGGTTTAGCTTGGCAACTGCACCGGTTCCCTTTAGTAAAGCCTTTGCGCGTTTGACGTCAATAAATCGATCTCTTGCCATATCAGTATTCCCCCTGTTGCGAGTGTATGCGGATGAACATTGCCGATAGAACGTTTGGCCTTATATGTACTCTCCTTCTAGTGGATAGTCCACTATGTCTAGTGTCAATGGTGGAACTCCTCGATAGAGACCATTGACATACTCTACTTGCGCTTGCTCAAGCAAGGCGTCAAGTACACTTGGCGCAACACAGATCACGTTTGCGCCAAAGGCCATAGCATATTGATACTCACCAGGATCATCACGGCAAGTATCGTTCCGTTCCGATTGACACACGTTAGCCTCTCCTTTTTGTGTTTGATTGTCAATAATGGTATCGGTAGTATCGGTGATATTGTACAGCTATCGGAATCGAGTGTCAAAACGCCGTGACTAACGTGGTTTGTGGTCTGCTATTGTGTAGCACTAGCCGTTTACTGTCGGCTATTGTCATTTACATACCGGCAATTGTCGAATTGTTGCAGATCTGTGAGCAAAACGGATCATATTGTGTTGCTCGTATGCGCTAACGTATAGTGTTAGCATATGCTCATATGCTGGCAAACCTTGACGATCAACCTGGCGAACATTGCATAGTACCATACGAAAACAGGGGGGGCCTCTCTCACACAATCTCGTATCGCTTTTTCATGCCCTACCAGAAAGTGTCACATTCTTTACAGTAAACGGTGGCCCGCGTGTTCCACTTTGTAGTTGATACTATAAGTATCTGGTTTTGACGCTTACACTTTTCTGTGATAAAATGAAGGCACAAGTTCGTGAGAGGGGTTTCTAATGCCAAAGGTTAAAGGGGATAATGTGCTGGCGCTACCCGAAAGGATAGCCGAGCAGTATAAAGAGTTTCTAGCTGCTTTGGAGCGTCGTGGTGGATCTTCTGCACCACAGACGAATGTACTAACCATCGAAAACAGTGAGCATAAACAAACCATCTTCAATTGTCTCATCAATAACTGGTCGCCTGCGCGCACACATACATACTTGATACGGACTGCTGGTGTTAGCATTCCCGTTGATGCTATCAAAGAGTATCGAGAGCAGTTAGATGAGACTGACTTCTTGCCGATTACTTATCTCCAGAGCAAGTTCAGAGAGATTGACATTGAAGTTGATGCTATTGGTGAACTTGCTAGATTGCTTAAACTGAAAGCAGAGCGTTTGGACACAGCGTTATTCATTGAAAGTGTTACACGCCCATTATTGGGCATCGTTGACCAGCAATTTCATGAGTATTGGGATTTGCTCAAACAGTATGTGACCATTCAGAAGGGTCTCGGCTTCTTTACTGTTGACACAACGCCCGTACAAGACTTGTTACCAGTAGGAACACCCCCTAGTGAGATCCCAACTATACGCGCACTATTAGAGATCATACCAGCGAAAAAGCAGCAGAGATCGGACATGCCAGATGTAATAGACGCTGTAGCAATTGATATTACCGAGGAGAATATAAATGAGTAGTATCCTTTTGGTAGACCCTAATCCTTTGACACTACGGAAGAGCAGGAATCATAGTAACTTTCCGCCAATAGGACTACTCAAGATAGCAACTTACCTGCGTGACAATGGGCATAAGGTCAAGATTACCAAAGGAACACGTAAGGATATAAACAAACTGACAAGGGAGATTATTCCAGAGGAAATATGGATAACCTCCCTCTTCACATATTGGGCCAAGTATGTACGGGAGGCCGTGCGAAGCTATAGAGAGATGTTTCCAAGTGCTTGGATTAAGGTCGGTGGCATCTACGCATCTCTACTACCATCATCTGATGTTAAAGAATACACGGGATGTGATGAGGTTCACCAAGGTGTGATTCCCGAAGTTGAAGAGCATATAATGTCGCATCCTTTGGCTTATGAACTATGTCGTCATACTGACTTTCAGATCGTCCATGCGTCACGAGGATGCCCAAGAAAGTGCCCGTTCTGTGGAACTTGGAAGATCGAACCTGAGTTCAAACCAAAGAGTAGCATAAGAGATGAGATACAACTCCCAGGAGTTGTATTCTACGACAACAACTTCTTGATGAATCCGCATGTAGAGAACATATTGGATGAACTCGTTGGATTAAGAAGAGAGAGAAAGGTGAAGTGGGTTGAAAGCCAGTCGGGCCTAGACGGTAGAGTTCTACTAAAGAAGCCCAACCTAGCGAGGATGATGAAAGAGGCAGGATTCAGATACCCAAGAATAGCATGGGATTGGGGATATGAACAGAATCACTACATTGAGAGGCAAATTGATGTTCTAATAAAAGCAGGTTACAAGTCACGAGGCATCTTCGTCTTTATGCTCTACAATTGGCAAATCCCCTTTGAGGAGATGGAGAGGAAACGCATCAAGTGTTGGGAATGGCAGGTTCAGATAGCGGATTGTAGGTTCCGACCGCTGAACCAACTTATTGATGAGTACAGACCACGATCTACGGGACAGACCTTTGAGGACTACTTTATTAGTGAGGGTTGGGATGACGCCTTGGTAAAGCAGTTCCGCAGGAATGTAAGGCGACAGAACATATGTGTGCGCATGAGGTATTGTGCTTACAGAAAGCCCTCAGAACCTAACAGTGAAGAGTGGGCACCAGAATCGGTGTCATACCCACAGTCCATAGCAATCGATGTTACAGAAGGAGAACGTGAATGAGCGTTGATATATATAATGGAATTGGAGAGCACAGATCAGATGAGGATGATTTGAGGAATATGGAAGAGGTCAGTAAAGGCCCAATGCTGTTCGCTGTATTTCTGTTAGTGATGGTAGCCTTTGTGTTCTACATTGTGACTGTGGGATAGTATGGAACTAACCTCTGATGATCTCTCATTAATCCGCGCTGCACTTATGCGTAACTTCACAGTTGCGCAGCTTGAAGCGACGGGTCTTATAGATGAGCCACTTGACAGCAAGTTGATTCGTCTCGCGCTGTCTGAGGTTGACTTTGAGTTCTTTATGAAGTTCTATCTCGGCCATCACTTCTACCTGCCCTTTGGCAGTATGCACCATGAGATCGTGCTTGAGATAGAAGATGTAATGAGCACTAAGGGGAAAATCTATAGTGCAGTTATATGGCCTCGTGGTTTCGGCAAGACAACTACCATCACACTAGCATTACCACTTTGGTGTAGCCTGTTGAAAAAGAGACGCTTTATCTTAATTATATCAGACTCACATGACCAGGCGAAGCAACAGCTTGCCAACTTGCAGAGTGAAATCGAGAACAATGAGCGCATACGTGAAGATTTCGGTGACATGAAGGGTCGCGTCTGGCAGCGCTCAGAGATCGAGCTCGCTAATATGGTTCGCATAGAGGCGTTAGGTTCTGGTATGAAGGTAAGGGGTCGTAAGTACCTCTGGTTTAGGCCCGACTTGATTGTGCTTGATGATACTGAGAACCTAAAAAGCGTTCAATCTAAAACTCAGCGTGAAACCAACTACTCCTGGCTAACACAATCAGTCATCCGCGCCGGTTGGAGCGACACTAAAATCTTTGCCGTAGGAAACTTCCTACACTTCGATTGTATGTTGAAGCGCATAGTCGCAAATCCTATGTTCAGGCACAGGGTTTATCAGGCTGTAGTTTCGTGGGCTAAGAATCAAAGACTATGGGACGACTGGCGTGTGTTGCTGACCAATCTTAGTGACGAGCATAAAAACGAGACAGCACGCACGTTCTTCGAGAAACACAGAGATGCGATGTTAGAAGGCGCTAAGAGTGCATGGCCGGAAGGATACTCCTACTATGATCTTATGGTTACTAAGGTCTCAGAAGGTAATGTATCCTTTTATACTGAGCTGATGAACGATCCTCGTGATCCGTCAAGATGTATCTTCAATCGTTGGTACACATATAGAAAGGAGTATCGTCAGAACGAAGAGGGTATACCTGAGTTATGGTTGATTCCTAACAAAGAGGGTGCTTCTACTCGGCTTGTTGATTGTAAGATATTCGCTTTCACTGATCCGTCACTTGGTAAAACATCGTCTGCTGATTACTCCGCTATAATCATTGTTGCTAAAGCACCTGATAGGCGAATGTATGTTCTGGAGGCTGATCTCAAAAGGCGACCACCAACACAAATAATGATGGATCAGAATGCGTTCGCGCGAGATTATATATTCTCACGTTGGGGAATTGAAAGCACACAGTTTCAGGCGTTCTTTGCATCTGAGTCCGCTCGTGTAAGTATGGAATCTGGTACTAACATTCCATTCATGCAAGTCAATCAACACGCTAACAAGGAATTGCGCATACAATCACTACAACCCGATTTGGAGAACGGTTATTTGCTACTACTTGAGGGCGGACAAGATTTGCTGAAGCAGCAGTTAACTGAGTTTCCCGTTGGAACTTATGATGATGGCCCAGATGCTTTAGAGGGTTGTCGCACAATAGCTCAAAACTGGGCGCCTATAAAGAGTTCAGAAATCATGCAATCTGAACCACATGACTTTGGACAGCGAACCTACTCACGTAGTCGTGTGCCAATGAATGATCCTGACCCATATGCGGAACATGACGCTCGTGCTAGAGAAGAGATAAACAGGCAGCGTATATTAAACGACCAAGAACCTTTACCTGAGCCAGCATTTATGCCACAGATGTTCTGCTAAAGGGAGATAGTATGATTCACAGAACAGTCGTATTCGCCGATCTACACGTGGGTAGTACGGCGGCTCTATGGGAGCCAGAACAGAGATTAGCGGGTGGTGGAAGGTATGTGCTTAATGAGGATCAAGAGTTCCTTAAAAAGTGGTGGAAGGATGCAACAAATCAGGTAAGACGATTAAAGCCAGATGTGCTTGCGCTTGTTGGTGATGCTATTCAAGGTGTAAGTATTCGTGATGGGCAATTGGTAACAAATAGGTGTGACATTCAAAGTAAGGGCGCATTTAAGATAATAGAGCCAATGAGAGAAAAGTCGCGTCAGTTCTTTATGTTTAGGGGAACACCTTGGCATGAAGGTAAAGCGTCCGAGAATACAAATCTGCTAGCTCAATCATTGGATGCAGAAATTGACCCGTCAACTGGTGAGAGTCTTTTCTGGGAGGCATTCATTCGACTCCCAGGCGGAAGTGAGCCTGTCATACATCTAACTCATCATATTGGTGCTACAAAAGTCTCTTGGTACGAGGCAACTGTGCCTCTCAGAGACACATTGATGCTTCTTTCTGAACTAGGACGTTGGTATAAGAAAGAGGCCCCAAACGTTCGTTTAACGGTACGAGCGCATCGTCATCGTTGCATTGGCGTCTTTATCGCGCCGGATATTCAAGCGTGGACTGCTCCTGCATGGCAGGTAAAGACAGCTTATGCACACCAGAAAAGTATTGTCACATTACCACACATCGGTTATCTGTTGATAGAGTGGGATGGAAAAGATATTGTGGTAAAACCGCGAATGCGCGCGGTTCCGCCACCAGGCGTTATAGTGCTCGAAGCCAAAGGGGGATAAAAGTGACGAGTGAAGAACTGGCAACCACCGTTAAGGAATTCTGTTCGCATTTTGTTATGCCCATAGGTCTCTTGGAGATGTGTGAGGAGCGTATACTTGGGGAGGGTGATGAGCAATACTCGATTGGTGACCAGCAAACATTTGAGATTATACCAATGAGTAGACTTACACTCATGTTTCGCGAGGAGGTTGCAGATACCCTTGTGTATGTTGTGATGATGTGTATTCGATTCAAAGAGTTTGGTTATGTAACACCTGTTCATTACCTAGAGACTTTTGCTGCATCCATTATAGAGGCATATCGTTATCTAGGTGCATCTCTTCAAGGAGCGGAATACGACAATGTGTGACGTAACAATAATCATACCTACATACAATACACCAGACTTGTTGGAAATGTGCTTGTCTGCTGTAGAGCGCAACACAGTAGCGCCTTATAAAGTGTTGGTTGCTGACGATATGAGTTCTAAATATGAGATGCGTGTGGTACTTCGAAAAGTTAAGTCGAAATGCAGCATCATCAGGTCTAAGAAGCGTAGGGGTTTTGCTGGCATCAACAATTGGGCTGTAGAACATACAAACTCAAAGTACATATGTCTACTTAACTCAGATACTGAGCCTGGTTACATGTGGCTTACTCATATGCTTGCTGAATTGGATGAGCATGATGACGTTGGTGTAGTTGGTGCTAAACTGTTATATCCTCCACAAAAGGGATACAATCTTGGTGGTAAGATTCAACATGCGGGTGTTGCACGTAACAGCGAAGGTCTTCCATATCATATACATGGTGGTGAGCCATCAGATTTTGCGGTGGCTAATGTTCGTCGAGAGCTGAATGCTATAACTTTCGCATGTGCTCTTATTCGCCGCACCGTATGGGATGATGTTGAAGGTCTTGATGAAGGTTATGTGATAGGGCAATTTGAAGATATTGATTTCTGTTACAAGGTGCGTAAGAAGGGTTGGAAGATAGTATATCAACCCAAGGCTGCACTGCTTCATTATGAGCATGGTTCAGGTGAAGATGTTGTTGCGAAGTATAGTCTGAACAATAGAGCGCGATTGATGAGCATTTGGGGTAACATGGGTAGTGACGAGCATCTTTTCACGTGATTAAAAAGGGGGTGGGTATCGTGACTAAGGTAGTCGTGGGTGAGCGGGACAACGATTCAATAGCTAACTCACTGTGGATTAGTGGAATAGGTTCTCCTGGTATTGGTATGGACTACACGCATCACTGTGGTGGGTATGTCCTTCCAGACACTATGATTCTTACTAATACACTCTTAGGTAAAAATTGTAAAGTGGAGATTACCACTTTACGATGTCACAGTTGTGGTAAGTGGTTTCTGACAAACGAGATGTATCTAGCTTTACAATCCTTTGTATTTAATTGTAAACACGCATAGTGCGGAGGGGAGTAATGTTTGAGTTTTCAGTGATAATTCCAACATACAACAGACGTGAGAATCTTTATCTCACACTGTGCGCTTTAGACAAAGCACGTGTTCATTATGGCAAGCCTGTTGAGTTGATTGTCATGGATGATGGTTCTACTGACAGATCGCTTGATGTCATGCTAGAATTTCAGAACAGATTTGCTCTGCAATATCGCTGGCAGCCGCATGAGGGTTATAGAGTTGCACTTGCACGTAATCGAGGTTGTGCTATTGCACGTGGACGGTCATTTCTGTTCATAGACTCTGATATGCTTGTAGACGCAACGGCATTTGTTCATCTCAGCAACATTTCCAAGGCAAATCCTACGGCCATAGTTGCCGGTCGATATGACTGGCTGTTGCCAATGCAAATCAGCGCATTTGATGTCTATAATAATTGGAAAAAATTAATTGCTGGCAATCTGCCTGTGAAAGCGTGTGATGATGTAAAAGGGATTGTCGGCGTTGATCCAAGGTTCAAGAGACATGGCGCACGTCTGTTCAAGTCCTCAGTTCTACGCGAATCTTACGCCACATCACTGTATAGTGCTCTCCTGATGTATCCGAGAGATGTCTATGAGACGCTTGGTGGTTATGATGAGAATTTTATTGGGCATGGTGGTGAGGACTGTGAGATGGGTATACGTGCTCAGAAAGCCGGTTATAAGGCTATCTTCTCTGGTTACGTTCATGGCTATCATGTGTATCACGATAGAAACCAGTTGGCTAATCAAACATCTTGTAACGCCCATGTCAGATACATAGCATCCAAACATGATCTGACTAGTCTTGGTTTATATGTGTGGGAGGTTGGTGATGACATCGGAATACTACCGATAGGAGAGAAACCAAGTGACTGAGAAATATAAAGCCGTTATAGTAGTTCCATCAATTCGTGAGGAGTGTATCAATTTATTCCTTGATGCGTGGCAGGATGAGTTCAAAGATCATCAGGTAATTGTAGTGGAGGACAATCCCAAACATACATTCAGTATTGGCCATTCTAATGTCTTGCACTTTAGCTGGATTGAGATTGACAAGGCGTTTGGGGGGCGCTCTTGGATTATTCCTAGACGTACTGATTGTGTTCGCTCGTTTGGTTTTTATCGTGCTTGGCTTGCGAAGCCAGATATGATTGTCACCCTTGATGATGATTGTTGGCCGGATGATGGGCAGCAATTTTTGGACACACACTGGCGGGCATTACAGACCAAAGGTACAATGTGTGCATGGAATGAGGTGGGTGTTGGCCTTGTGACGCGGGGTGTACCATATTTCAACGTCGAACGGGAGTGTGAGATTGCCTTGAACGTTGGTCTTTGGTCACAAGTTCCAGATATAGATGCGTCAACCCAACTTGTGAAGCCAAGATTGGCGCCAACTGTTGAATTCGCTCCTTTGCAGCAGATCATTCCATTCAACAGATACTTTCCAATGTCAGGTATGAATCTAGCATTTAAGCCTGAGTTGACACCTGCAATGTATTTCTTACTGATGGGGCACTCTTATCCCTATGATCGCTTCGGTGACATTTGGGCTGGTTTGTTTGTGAAGAAGATTTGTGACCATTTGGGTTTGGCTGTTTCTGTTGGAGCACCAATTGTCAAGCACATGCGTAAGTCTAATGTGTTTAACAATCTCATCAAAGAGGCTCCTGGTATTGCTGTTAATGAGGAGTTGTGGCGTTTGGTTGACAATGTTATCTTGAGTGCTGACACAATAGCTGAGTGTTACGGTGAGCTTGCAAGAAGGATTACCTTTACACACGACGCATATTGGGATGAGTTAAGAGTAGCTATGTTACTCTGGTTGGAGTTGTTTCAATGAAATTGAGTGTGATTATTCCGGTTGCACGAGGTAGACTCGAAAACTTGCGATTAGTTTTGACAAGCCTCACGTGTCAAACCTTCAAGGATTTCGAGGTAATAGTAATTAACGATGGTGGTGAGCGAGCAGCTGAAGGTGTGGCTTTAAGCTTCAGTGAGCTTTCCATTCGTTATTTTAGAACGCCCAGGTTTGTCCCAGGTGTGGGTGTGCAGCCTCGTAACAAAGGCGCTTTGCTTGCTAACTCAGATCTTTATGTGTTCGCTGATAGCGACGTGATTCTGCGGTCGAATGCCTTGGCCCTGTATGTTGAGGATATGAACCTGAATTCTAATCGTATTGTGGCTGGCGTCTATCATTGGCTCACACCAATGGATGTTACGCCCAATGATGTCTTTGATCGCTTTGACGACATCATTGCTGAGAAACTTCCCCCGCGCAAAATCGAATTACCACCGACTCACAGTATTTGTAGGGACTATCGTATGGATTCCTTTAATATCGCGCAACCACAAGAGGTTTTCAACTCTAAGGAAATGCTACTTGGTGCGTTTAGTGGTAACATCTGCTGGCCGAGTGGCATCTTCTGGGATGTTGGAGGTTTTTGGAATGAATTAAGCGCTGGTCTTGTCGAAGATGGCGCATCTGGTCTAGCAGCACATTTCGCGGGACATTGTATTAGCTTCGACAGACGAATAATCGGAGGACATCTTTATCATCCGCGCAATTTAGCTTACATTATCAAACAGAGTCAGATAGAAGTGGAAAAGTTTGAGCGATTCTTTCACATGGGCAGATTCGATGATGGGCTGCCCCCAGAAAGCTATAAGGGATGGGAGAAATCATGAACGTGTTGATGACTGGTGGTAAAGGGTGTATTGGCAACATTGTGCGTCCTGGACTTGTTGACAAAAGGCGTTTTGGTTTGGACATTGACATCTATGACTATAAGGACGGCGATAACGTTTTTGACGTACCTAGTCTGTTTAAAAGGATGCAGGGCAAGGATGCTGTTATTCATCTTGCCGCGCTTGGTGGCCCAGGTCGTGCTCCTAATCCTTATGGTTATGAGCGTATAAATGGGGACGGTTTTCGCACCGTGTTGCGAACTGCGTCTTATGCCGGAGTTCCTAAGATCATATATGCAAGCTCTGATGCAGTGTATGGCCCAACACATGGGAATCTAGTACCAGGACGTTTTCCGTTGCCAGAGGATACTCCGTCTCCTCCCGAAGATACGCTGCATGTATACACAAAAACTAAAATTGCTGCTGACAAGTGGGCTAAGAACTTTGCCACCGCTACGGATATGGTTATTATTGGTTTGCGAATCTGGCCACATACACCGCGCGCTAGTGAATACTTCCACGCAGCACATGACAGACAATCAGACTGGTTGTATGCTTACATCCTTTGGTATGATTTGCAGGAAGCATTTGGCCTTGCAGTAGAAACTGAGAAGGTTGAGAGTTATGTGATGTGTAACATCGTCACACCAACCACGCCGTCCGAATTTGTTGACATTCAAAGTTGGATACAAAGCGTGTGGCCCAATGTGCCTAACTTTACATCCGGTCAGGAAACTCTGGTCGATATTTCACGTGCGCAGAAGTATCTTGACTATCACCCTGAGTTCAAGCGTCTTATTCCACAGACAGGGGAGCAAGATGAAGCCGAGATGTAGTGTTATTTTGACATCCTATAACCGTCCATCTTTGTTGAGGGCTGCCATTAATTCTGTTCTCGTTCAAACCGAGATGAATTGGCAGCTTGTGGTTGCTGATGATAACTCTGGGCCAGGAGTTCATGCTGTCTTACATGAACTCCTTGATGGCGACTCACGATGCTCATGGTGGTCTTCTGATGTTTCAGAAGAGGATCGCCCCAAACTAACTCGGTTCGCAGTTAATATCAATAAGTCATTTCCTATGACCGAAGGTGGCATAATTTTATATTTATGCGATGACAATGAGTTTTATCCTAGATGCTTTGAGGTGGTCTGCGATTACTTTGACGAGCATCCTGAAGTTTACGCTGTTTATTTCAGACACCGAACTTGTATGGTTGATTGGAAAACTGGTAGAATAACTGAAATGCACAATGCCCGACACGTTCGGGGTACAGTGGATTTGAATGCAAGTGGCCTGCTAGACCATAATCAAGTGGCACATCGAAGAGAGGTGTTTGGGGAGGGATGGCCCGAAGAGCCAAGGTTTTGGGGCTGTGCAGACGGTGCATTTTTTGACAGGATACTAGCACAAGGGCATGCCTTTCATCACATTCCGGTTGAGTTAGGCTTGTACAAGGATTCTCCACACACATCAATGTGCAGGCAAATAGATCGTAGTGTTGCTTTTAAGCGACTACGAGAGGAGGGAGATCTATTGTGAAAGCATCAATCAGTATACTTATCGTGGTGTGGGACAATCCAATCTTCATTGAGAATATAATGAATGGTTTGAGTATGATGCCCAAGTATGATGTTGCAATTGTTCATGCGGCTCGTTTACCAGAGGTCATACACAGGCATTTTGACTATGTGATCTTTTATCATCCTTGGCATGGTGATGTTCCAACTGACGTGGCTTGTTCCCTTGGTGATGTGTCAATTTTGTGGTCGTCAGAGAGTCCATACGAAATTGACATCATCGAACGCGCAGGTAGAGAAGTTGACCTGCTTTGGGACACAGATCGTAACTCAGCGGAGCATCTAGGCAGGGTTCTTGGAAAGCGCGTCATACACTCTCCATCCTGCTTCTATCCGTCTACTATCAGTCTTGCACCAAAAAGATTGATATATAGTGATGTCTGCTTTGTTGGTAATGCCTTTCCCAGTAGAGTCAAACTAATTAAAGAGGTTTCTGATGAGTTGAAAAAGCTTGATGTCCTTCTGGTTGGGTCTGGTTGGAAACACGCCGCGCCTTGGGCAAGGACAGAAGAGCATTATGGAGGAGAGCAATACATAGCGGCTATTGTTGGTACTAAAATCATGTTGAACCTGCATCGCTTGAATGACATGGATCACGCCAACAAGCATAAAATACGTCCATCGTCACCGAATGGTCGTCTCTTCATGCAAGCTATGATTGGATGTACTCAGCTAGTAGATTCCAGTAGAGTCCCTGAACTGTGGGAATACTTTACTAGAGATGAAATTGCAGTGTTTACCAACGCCAATGATTTTATAACACAGGTGAATAGTCTGTTGAGAGATCCAGCAAGGTGTGTTGTGCTGAGGCATAATGCACAAATGCGTGCAAAGAGGAACCACACGTTTTCAACACGTTTTGAGCAGGCAATTAGGGAGACTAGAGAATTATGATACAACTTTTCAAGCCTTGCATTACAGAAGAAGCTATTGAGGCCGTAGCCGAGGTACTGAGGTCAGGTTGGATCGGCCTTGGCCCTAAGACACAAGAGTTTGAGCAGGTATTTGCTGAATACGTTGGAGCAAAACATGCCATTGCGCTTAATTCTTGCACGGCAGCATTGCATCTTGCTCTCATCGTTTCTGGTGTAGGCGAAGGAGATGAGGTCATAACCACACCACTCTCTTTCGTCTCAACGAATCATGCAATCTTGTACTGTGGAGCAACACCTGTTTTCGCTGATGTTGACCCACAGACTTGCAATATCGACCCTGATAGCATTAAGCGTCTTATAACCAAAAAGACCAAGGCTATCGTCTGTGTGCATTATGGTGGGTATCCATGTGATCTTGATGCTATCTATGAGATAGCTAGGGACAACAACCTCAAAGTTATCGAAGATGCAGCTCATGCTGCGGGGTCGATTTATAAGGGTAGACGCATCGGCTCGTTTGGCCTAACCTGCTTTAGTTTTCACGCTGTCAAGAATCTTCCGATTGGGGATGGTGGTATGATAACGACTGGTTCAGATGAAACCGCCACTCGGCTGAGACGGTTAAGATGGTTGGGTATAGATAAAGACACTTACACTCGCACTGAGGAAGATGTCGGCACTTACGCTTGGAAGTATTCCGTTTCTGAACTTGGTTACAAGTATCACATGAATGACATCGCTGCGGCTATTGGTTTGGCACAACTAGAAGTGCTTGACAGAGACAATGCTTGCAGGAACATTTTAGGACGTATATATGACAGGCATCTTAAACATCCTAATATAATCAGGAAATGCTCACAGTTCGAAATCGACGTGACAACGAGGAGTGCTCAGCACCTTTACTGGATTCAGGTCTTTCGACGCGACGCCTTGGTTGCTAAGCTGAAACGCAATGGTATTGCAGTTGGAGTTCACTATATACCAAACAATCAGTTTCAGCTGTACGCGAGTTGTCGTGGTGATACACCACATGCACGATTTGTCGGCGAGACTATTATCTCCCTCCCATTGCATTTAGGTTTATCTTACATTGATGTTCATAAGGTTATAGGAGTGATAAACAGTGATTGGTGAGATTACACTGGAGCCTTTGACTGATGATACTTTGGAATTCGTTCGTCAGGTGCGCAGCGATCCAGAGGTGTACTATTGGCTGTTTGCACACAAGGCTGAGATTTCCAAGGATACTCAGCAGGCGTGGTGGAGAGCACAGGATAAGCCTTCTCCATATTATGTAGCCAGATGTGATGGAGTGCCTTTTGGTTATGCAAAAATGTGTCGCTACAAAACCTTATCTGGTGCATGTTTGGGAATATGTGTTGCTTCAGATTTTCAAGGTAAAGGTTTGGGTGAGGGGCTGTTACGGGCGGCAATTGCTCTAGGGCGTATCTCTGGAGTCAGATGGTTTTGGTTGCTTGTCTATAGTGATAATGAGAGGGCAATTAATCTTTATCGTAAATGTGGGTTTGAGAAACTGAGTGGAACAGTACCCGTATATGTCAGTTCAGATGTATCACGTCCAGTACAAGTGATGGTGAGGGTGGAGTAGTTATGGATTTGAAAAGCTTCTCAGAGAAAAGTCTTCGTGACTGGATGTTTTGGTACAGCTGTAACATGGCACACACAAAGACCTGGAAGGGTGTTTTGACTCAAAAGTTTCCTCTTGACGTTTGGATTTATCAGGAAATGATTTATGAGATTAAGCCGCAAGTAATAGTTGAGCTAGGGACATCTGAAGGTGGTGGATCAAGATTACTTCAAGATATTATGCGCATCGTAGGGGATGTGGATGGACAGGTCATAACAGTTGGTTTGAACGTTCCACGTCTACCCCTTCCAGAGCCGATTAGATTCATTCAAGGTGATGACACTGATTTAGATGTGGTTAGCTTGATTAGAAGACTAATTGGTGTAAGGGCTCCTGTTATGGTGATTGCCGACTCGGATCATGCTAGGGGGCATGTGTTTCAGCAACTTGTCGAATACTCTACGATGGTTACGGTTGGCAGTTATTTCATAGTGGAGGATACCTGGTGTGATGTTCTACATCTTGCAGGGTGTCCAAGGGAAGGGCCGCTGTTGGGAGTTCAAGATTTCATGGAAACTGATGCTGGCTTACACTTTGAGGTGGATAAGAGTCGTGAGAAGTTTATAATCTCGTGTGCTACAGGGGGATTTCTAAGGAGGATCTCATAATGCATAAATTTGCAAGTTTAGTTGTCTTATCGTTCAATCGCAAGGAGAGTCTACAGCGCAGTTTAGAGTCTCTATTCAGGTGTACACGAGCACCTTATGAACTGATTGTCATGGATGATAGCAGCGATCAGGAAACGCAGGATTATCTCTATGAATTGGTTCGTGAGAAGAAAGTGTCAACAGCACTTTTCAACTGTGGACACAACATGGGATTGGGTGTTCAGGTCAATCGAGGCTTTCAGATTGCCCGTGGTGATTTTCTACTGAAGCTCGATGCTGACTTGGATTACTCACCAGGTTGGTTGTCCCATGTGATGTGGTTGTTACGTGCCTGGGAGAACATTGGCTGTCTCGGTCTGTTCAAGTATTGGCATCCGCCTGTGAACTTCCCTGACAAGCTAATTGCAGAACATTTTGCAAAGGAGCCATGCTTCTGTGAGGTGCAGGATTTTGTTGGCAGTACCATTTGTATGCGACGTGAAATCTATGATGAATTTGGCCCTTGGTCAGAAAACGTTGGGCACACTTTCTCAGAGGACATAGTGTTCAAAGAGGCTGTTCAAGCTGGTGGATACATGATGGCACTACCTGACATTGATTTGGTCGTTAACTTTGGATTCGGAGAACATCTCAGTAGCTTGATTAAGGTGATTGACTGGGAACACGGTAAGCATGTTTATCACACTCCGTCTCCAGTTCCGTTAGTGTTCAATGTGGGGAGATGACCATGCGAATTGCACTTGATATTGGGTGTGGTGATGCTTTAGACTTGGAACGTGTTCCTGAGTTCAATTGGATAGGGTTAGACAAACATGATTTTGCACATCTATATCCGAGTGGGCGTTTCAGGCAGCACGATCTGAAAGATCCACTCCCATATCCAGACAGTAGTATTGGAATGATTTGGTGTCATCATGTCCTTGAGCACTTGCCGCAGAGACATCCAACTAGAGACATAGACTATGTTATTTGGGTCATCAATGAATTCCATCGCGTGCTAAGGGCGGGCGCACAGTGTCATCTTATAGTTCCTTGGAAGGAGCATAAGAATGATGAATATGATCCCACACACTATAGACACTTTAGCACGTACACATTTAACTGGTTCACCGATAACAACTTAGATGCAGTACGCGCATCAGTTGGGCTGTGTGGTGCTTGGCGCAATATGCAGAGTGAGATTAGAGATGGTTGCCACGTCTACGCAATACTGATACCACTGAAAACGTAGCATGGGAGGACTAAAATGACAGTAGGCGTACCTATGAAAGTCGGTTTAATTGATCGTGTTATGACACGCATACGTAGGCTCTTCAGAACTCCACTTGTGCCTGCAACTCAACCTACAAGTGCTATTGGCGTAGTTGAAGATACCGTAAACATGCTCTCGAAGCTTTTCTATGTCATATCTACTAAGCGGTTAAACGTGTACAGAGACGCTGATGATATGGATGAAACTGTTGACGAGGTATCCACAGCCCTTGACATTTTGTCTGATAACGCTGTTAACTCGGAGCATGGTGCAAGTCAATCGTTTGTCATGTACTATGTTGATGTACCGAAAGCTTTGGCGAACAACATTGACACAATGTTAAAAGTTACTAGATGGGCAGAGAAGGCTTACTCATTTGCCAGGCAGACGCTAAAGTATGGTGATTGTTTTGTACAGTTAGTCTTCGATAAGCAGTTTAATATAGTGCGTCTTATGGATATGCCAGCTAGTACAATCAGACGGAACGAAGATATGCAGGGTTTGTTATTGAATGGTAACAAACAAGGGGAGTTTGCGTTTGAGCAGTGGATCAATGGTGGTATGAAGTATGTTGCTGGCTTTTTTCCTTGGCAAATGGAACACATACGCTGGAATCGTACAGGCAGTAACAAGTATGGAACATCGTTGCTGTATACAGCGCGAACTGCATGGAAAAAGCTACAGGCTATGGAAGAGGCTTTGGTTATCAACTGGCTAACTCGCGCCTTCGCTCGTTTGCTTTTTATCATTGATACATCTGGTAAAGGACCAGCAGAGTCCGCCAGAGCCATTGAAGAGTTTAAGCAGACATTGAAAACACGACAGGTTGCCACAGATACAAAGGGCACACAACAAATCTCTGTCGTTAAAGATATTTACATTGCCAAAGCATATGATGAAAGGGGTGGTAAAGTTCAGGAAGGTCTCACAGACGTTAAAGTGCTTGATACTAGTAACACAGGCTTTTGGAACTTGTCAGCAATTGAATACTATCAGAACAAGATCATCACATCTCTAAGAGTACCTAAAGCACATCTTGGTATTGAGCGTGACATTAATGCCAAAGCCACATTACAGCAACAGGATCGTCGCTTTGCACGTACTGTCAGACGTGTGCAATCAATGTTGAGTATGGCAATACGACACACTATTGATTTGCAGCTTGTAGTATGGGGTATTGCTCCAAACACTGTAGAGTATAGAATAATCTGGCCTGCTCCTAGCTGGGAGGATGAGCAGGAGAAAAGCGTAACGGTAAAGAACTACATGGATGCAGCTAAATTGGCATTAGAAATGGGTCTTGTGGATCATAACTATATTCGTAGCAGTTGGATGAATATGAGTCAGAAACAGTTGCAAGAGCTTGAAGGTATTGAAAAGAACATTGAGACAGAATCAGAATCAGATAACGAATAGTGAGGTAAGCCATGTTTGGCTTTAAAAAGATTTGGAACGAATTGTGTGAACATGGCAAACACATTGCCATAATCAACGATGAGTTGGGCGCAGTGGAAAAAGCTACCGAACACATTCCAGTAATGCGCAACAACATAAAGTGGCTCACATGGTTGGTATGTGCCATTTTCATAGCGGTTGTTGTGGGTTTGTTTCAACAGTTCTTTGGTATATAGGAGGATTAAACAATGCCTTATAAGAAAAATACTACTCCACGTCAGTTGAAAGGTAAGGGTATACCACAAAAGTTTATCAGCATTTTCACTAGCACTTACAATTCGCTTGTGAAGAAATACAAAGATGTTGCCCGTCGTTTTAGAATTGCTTACTCTGCAATGAACAGAGCTCTTCGTAGTGCTGGTTATCGAAAGGGCGTTGATGGTAAGTGGCATAAAGCCCACAAGGATGAGGCTTTTGCTTCAGTTTTTGAGGAGCAATTCAATGAAGGTATCCATGTAAGTGTTCTTGGTCAAGGTGTCGTTGCTGAGGAGATTTCGGTATCAGAGGCATTGAGTAATGGTTTGCACTATGAGGCTATTGCGTTAATGGACAACGTAATCAGTCAGCAGGGTACTGGTAGAGAACGTTTTTATGGGTCTAAGTTCTGTGACCTTTGCATGGAAAACACCAATGCGTACATGGATTTGGGACACACTGTTACTGTCTACAACAAACATGGTAGCGCATACGGTGAGGGTTTCTTTGGTATGCCGACGAAGAATCCTGTTGGTAAAGTTACTAAGCACTTCTGGCGAGAGGGCGAGAACATCCTATATGCGGCGTTTATTTCACCTACATCCGAAGGGAAGGATTTAATTCAACTATACTACGATGGAATCGTCAAGGAAACTTCAGTACGCATGAATGAGGTCGTCAGTTTTACTCAGGCATTGGAGGGTGAGGACGACAATGGTGAAAAAGAAACAACTGGGTATCTTGAGGTGATGATGAATGCGAAGATTATTGGTGTTGATTTTTGTGACCAAGCTGGTATAATTGGGGCAGGAGTTTATAAGCCGGAAAATCTTATCTTGGACTTTGATAAAGAAAGTGAGGAGACTGACATGGACTTCAAAGAACTGACCTTGGAAATGTTGGAGAGTAACGCAAAGGAACTACTGGATGAGTATTTGGCTAAGAACTTGGATGCTGCTAAGGTGCAGATCGACGCGCTGAAAGCGGAAGTTGAGGCGCTGAAGGCTGCTGCACCTGATTCTGCTCTCACAGAAAAGGTCGCTGAATTGTCTGGCCTGCTTAACGGTGCAAACAGTAAAGTAACAGGTATGGAGTTTGACTTGGCTGTTGAAAAAGCCTCACAGATGGGTTTGAGTTCTACTATCGCGGAAGTCTTGCGTGAAGAGGCGTCCACAGTGGAAGAGATTGCAGAGAAGTTACCTGGTATCAAGGATCGCGCGATGGCGACTTATCTTGCGTCTTTTGGTACTGAGGTAAAAGTCATGGGTTCAAGTAAAGATAGTGACAAATCCGACGATGAGAATGATGATTTGATACCAGATGCAAAGGACGATGTG